AAAGTAGACGGAAGAGGATATGGCTACACACCAGAGCTGAGCTCAAGCTGTATCGGCCTGACAGTGACGACGTCACCAGATGGGAAGAGAAGGCATTGCAAGTGCACTGGTTACTCAATAGAGAGGCACATGGGTATAACACGCGTGGTCCCAGAAACCGTCAAAAGTCACGTCCTAACACTAAGAGTTTCGACCGAAGGCGGGCGTAGAGTGGAACGTCTGTCACACGACCCAGAGAGATTTCTGTCATTAAGCAACACAGTTCTGGAAAACCTCAATATCTCATCGTCCGTGATTTACGGGCTGATCAACTATGAAAGTAGCCGGAGGTTTTTGTCGGAGAACAAAATAGACTACAAAGACTGGGAAGCGAAAGTGAATAGTAAACATTATGTGAAGACTGTAACCACGCCGAATCACCTAAACCTGACATTGAGAGGGCACAGAGTCGACAATGGGATTTGCGTGCCTGGCAACAAGCTCCAACCAGGTAGGGTCTACCTGGCCATAACTAGCGGGGGTTTGGTCGCTGGGCTTTGCATCCAAGACGACAAAGATCAAATACTAGTGGGAGATTACGAGAACCTGGCATACCTAGGAGGAGTTATTAACACCAGGATGGTCATACCTGGGATCCAAGTGAAAGGAAGAAGAGAGGTGTCAACAAAAGAAGAGTCCGTGTCTGCCCTAAACGAAGAGAGTTTAATAGAAGCACAGCGGTTCAATTTAATCAGAGGCCACGTCCCAATAGCGTCTCAAACCGCAACCCAAATGGTGGTATCGCATTATGACAACAGACCACACCATGGAAGGGACCTCAGGCCATTATTCCGGAAACACAGTGCTGCTGATAGCATAATTTGGATACCCAACAGGCCCAGTGTAAGTGAAGAGATGATATTAGGCTTAGGAACAGACGACCCATGCAGAGGGGTCTATTTTTACGGGAAGTTCCACTGTATCGTGTCCTGCGAGAAAGCAACGCCACTGACACTATCCATATTAGAAAGGGTCATAGAACAGCGAGCCGG